CAGTTTTTTTATTAATTATGTGTGTATATGTGCTATATTTAATATATTTGCTAAAAAGTGTTCTCCTTTTTAAAATCTTTTATTTTTTAAAAAAAGTTGTAATCTTGTAACAGATAGTAGCTACAACCGCTAAAATACTAGCTTTTTTGTGTTACAACTTTTCTGATTTTTGTTACAACTGTTACAACTTTTTTATTATTAAATTTATTTAATTAATCCCGATTTTTTCAAAAGTTGTAACAGTTGTAACAAAATAAGCCTTTTTTCGATTGAGTTGTAACACGGTATTTTTGTCTTTTTAGCCGTTCTTATGGAACTGTATAACACCTCATTAAGCCGTAGTTTTTATCTCTAAGCATTGTTCTCTTTGCCCCTTTTATCGCTCTTATGCATCTGCCGTATCTGAACGAGTCTACCCGTTTTAAACTCCCCAGCGGCAACTTTAAAAGCTCACAATGGATGTTCTGCGGAGATAAATACGGTAACCTCATAAGCTCCACGTCCTGCTTCGAGTTCCCCTCTAAGAAAGAAACACGCTGGTAAATTTCAAGATTTAACCAGTCAACCGGAACCATAGTCTGCGAGAACTGCTCTACCATAGATTGAATCGGATCCTGTTCCATAAATTCTTCATGCAGTCCGGAAAGAATCTTACTGCTCTCCTCGCTGAGTACTTGATATTGCAGTGCGTCGTAGTCTCCGGCACATAAGTCAATCTTAAAGGCGATCTCTGCCCATATCTGGTCTATTACGTCGCCTGTAAGGTCTTTCCAGATGTTCTTTTTATGCTTCTTCACGTCTACTGGTAAAGGATAAAATCTTCTGTTTCCTGTTTCGTCCCGAAGGAACTCATCCTTGTTACTGGTGCCGAAGAATACACATTTTCGTTTGTGCTCTATGCTTCGTCTGCCGTAGGCTTCTCTGTGGTAGGAGCTCTTCATAGATAGGAACTGCTTAATATCCTCAGATTCCTGTTTATTAAGCGCTGCAAGTTCTCCCATCTCCACAATCCACTTCCCGGCAATCGCTTCCTCGGCTTCCTTTCCTACTGTTCTTGCCTTAAAGTCTGCAAACCAATCCTTTCCAAGTTTCTCCAGTATGGTGCTCTTTCCTATGCCCTGTTCTCCAGTAAGTATCAGCATATTGTCGTACTTCGCACCGAACTTGTATGCCCTTATGGCACAGGCCAACAAGGTTTTTAGAGTTACTTCCCTTGTATAGCAGTTATCCTCTGCGCCTAAGTAGTCGATAAAGAGCGTCTCTGCACGCTCTACGCCGTCCCATGACAGGGAATTCAGATAATCGGCAACAGAGTTAATCCGGTTATTCCGAAGAACATTGGTTAAGGCGGTATAGCATTTATCCTTGTGATAGACTGCATAGGCTGTCTCAATGTATCCGATGAGTCCGCAGTCATCTTCATCCGTCCATTCATGATAGCCTGTCTTATCCCACGGTACCGCACCTCCGCAGTAATTCCGTCCCGTAAAGGAGTCCGAATAGATTTTCCCTTTAATGTTGAAATCGTTCTGCATGATGGTCTCTAAGTTTCGGATGGTGGGAAGCACACGGCCGTCTTCGTTCCGTTTCAGTTTGGCCATCCATGACAAGTCTTCTTTCGTGAGATCTTCCGGCTTGTCTCCCTCTTCCGTTTCTACCATTTCAAAGGCCTTCATGCGCTCAAGGTCTAAAGTACTCCTTGCTGTCGGGTCATTGTTTACAAAGGAGCACATCGCCTTAAATGACGGTTTATTTTCTTCCTTTATATTCGGACCGACCTTCTCATCAAGGTCTCCGAACTTATGGAGTCGAACAAGATCAAAGGCATTTACCAGTATTCCGCTTATCGGATCCGTAGCATGATGGGAGTACATGAAGGTGTCATTGTCGTATAAAACTGCACCGCCTGTCGTACTTCCGTCTGCGTAAGTCCATCTATCCGGTCTATCTGTTGGAACATAAATACCGGATAAGAAGTGTTCTATAGCTGATGGAATATCGTAGGCCTTACAGAAAGCCCCGATTAGACCGGACTTCTCCAGAGGGTTTCCTTGCTTCGTGATTTCCCGTCTAATGAGGAGGTTCTCACTTTGGCACTTTGGCCACTCTGCGACGTTCTTCCAGTCATGATACAGTCCTAGAATCTTCCCCGCATTTACCTCTTCCCCTTCAAAGACCTTGTAAACATAATCAGCGCCCTTACAGATGGAAGGGAAGTACATAAGGCGGGAAGCTTCGAATGTCGTAGGATCGCATAGGTCAATCCCTATTCTGCTGCCTAACATTCTTGCTATAGGTTCGTATTCTTCTTTCGAGCATTCCGTCTCTAAGGGGAACACGATCCTAAGTCTTGGCTTATGGCTTTGGTGCTTTCTGGTGCTGTAAACCAGTGCCTTGTAGCCAAGTAGGTCTAACGCGCGGTAAACGTCCTCCGTATCAGAGTCGGTCATGTTATCAAGGTCTAAAGTGATAAGGCTCCTGCTAAGAACATTTTGCGCTTTCCGGATGCCGTCCTTTAAGGTGCCGCCTACAAAGCCTCCAACGTCCTTAAGGCTGTCCTGCCTGTCCTTAGGAAGAGCGAGATACTCTTCCATGGTCTCCTTGCCTACCTTAGGAGTTTTAAAGAGCTCGAGGAACTTCTCCCAAGTGACGGCTTTTTCTTTCCAATCTTTACTTTTTCGGCTTTTGGCCGTACTAATCCTTTTGATAGAAGTATCCATCGAATCCAGCTCCTTTAAGTATGAGTCCCTTTGCCCAAGGTATAGGAAGGGCAAAAATATCGCACAGCGCGTCCACAGTGAGGCTTTCGTCTGCTTCCACGATTATTTCATCGTGTACATGGAAAACCGGCTGTAAATGGCGCTCTGCTATCCTGTCAAGCGTTACGCAGAGGCAGTCCCGGGCAATGGCCTGCACGATGTTCTCCACAAGCTTTCCGCCGAAGGTCTGCTCTTCTCCCCATTTCTTCGTAGTTTGGTTCTGGGAAAAGAAGGTCAGAACTTCATTCCCGAACCGTCCTATTCCGATAAAGGGCTTACAGTAGAAAAGCTTTCGTGTGCTCGGTAGTTCGATTGTTAAGAAACGAAGGCCGTTGTTTAAGTCCTCTTCCAGCCTAAAGATTAAGCCGTTGTACATTCTCGCCCTTCCGTCCTTTGTAGTGGCCATAGCGCACTCTCCGACCTTATACCATAGACGCACAATGTTCTTGTTCGCATTCCGCCATCTGGTAACAATTTCTGGAAGTTCTTCCTCAGTGAGTCCCATGTCTAAGGCTCCCATAGAGATAAGGGCGTTCGTTCCGCCTTGATAGCCAAGAGCCAAAGTCGCAACCTTACCCTTCTGCCGAAGAGCGTACTCAGGATTTCCTTTACTAATCTTCTCAATAGGTACATGGAACATTTGACTGGCTGTCGCCTCATATATCTTTCCATGCGTTGCAAATACCTGATTTACCCATTCTTCCCTCGCAAGCCATGCTATAACTCTCGCCTCAATAGCGGAGAAGTCGGCTACAACATACTTCTTTCCGTTCTTAGGCACAAAAGCAGTGCGGATAAGCTGAGACAGGGTGTCTGCAATGCTTAGATAGATCAGGTCTAAAGCTTCATAGTTCCGTGCCTTCACGATCTCCCGAACATCAGCTAAAGGCTCCAAGTAATTACGGGGCAAATTCTGCATTTGCACAAGGCGACCGCTGAACCGTCCTGTCCTTGCTCCGTAGAACTGAGAAATGCCTCGAACTCTTTCGTCTTTACATACTGAGGCCAGAATCGCATCGTACTTTTTTACCGATGTTTTCCCTAACTGCTGCCGTATCTCTAAAGCCCTACGTACATTAGGAGGGAGATCTCCGGATAAAGCGGTCTGCACGTCCTTCTTCTGTATGCTCTTAAGCTCTATGCCCTCTGCATTTACCCATTCCAGCATCTGGGAAGGGCTGTTTGGATTCTCTAAGCCGGTTAAGGCTATAGCTTCAGTTGTAAGCCTTTCCACACTTTCTTCCTGTATGGACAAAGCTCCGGTAACAAGTTGAAGATCCACACCTACGCCGTAATAATTCATAAGAACATCCCTTCGCCATCTTTCCCACTCAAGCTCCGGAACGGGGAAGGAAGAAAGCTTTCTTTCTATCGCCCTCTCCGCTTCTACATCCTTCATGTTGTATTCTTTAAAGAGATTCCATTTATCTGCGTCAGGCTTATAAGGACCAAGACAGAAGTATTTAATGAGCTGCCTACCTACTGCAAGCTTCTTCTTATCTTCCGGAAGCCCTACAGCCTCTCCAGTAGCTTCCAGTCCCGCAGGAAAACCCAAGTACATGGCGTGAATCATGGTGCATTGCCACTGCTCTATAGGCGTTTCATATCCCATTCTATTTAAGCAAAGCCACTCAAAAGATGCGTTATATGCGTGCTTAATTACCTCTTTGTCCCGTAAAGCCTGTAAAAGAAAAAGGGGTAATTCCTCCCCCTTTTCTAAGTCGATAACTTCCACAGGCTCATCATCAAAGGCATAGGCTAGGAGCATAATGCGAAACGCTTCTGACTCTGCATATTTAAAGGCTCCGCATTTTCTAATGTCCACATCCGAAGATGTTTCAATGTCGATACTTAAGTGCTGCATAGCCCCCCCCTCCCTGCTTAAATAATGTCGTTTACATCGTCCTCTACGAACTCAAAACCGTCTCCGAATGCGCTTTCTGCCGTTATCTGTACTCCTCCTAAAGGCTCTCCATCACGGACAAACTGAATGCCGTTAAGTCCGCAGGCGACTCCCTTGTTGCCGTTCGAGTTGTATGCATAGAAGTTGATGTTTGCTCTTACATAGCAACCACTGTATACCGCAGTCTGGTCTAAGATCCGCTGCAGGTTCTTATCTACTACTAATGGCGGACGGTTCTCGTTTGCTTTTGCAGTAATGATGTAATGATCGTGGCACTCCTCGCCATACGGCTCACCGTCTGTAGGTCTTGTACCGTCACCGTCTACGAATGCAATAGTAAGCTTCGGCGGGATTTTTCCTCCGAACTTGGAGTCTTTTCCGAGCTGCTTCGCTTCTTCGATAGCGCCCTCTACAGCCTTAATGGTCTTCGTATCAGACTTTGGAACCAGTAAAGTAGCTTGATACTTAATATTGCCGGATAAGTCTGCTGCCGGCTCAAAGATGTGTGCGTAAGATAATCTAACGATTCCTGTAGTAATTGCTGTTCCCATAA